CATTTCGTCGACTATATCCAGGAGAACGGCAAGGGCCTGGACTATTACGCCCAGGAGCTCCGGCTCCGGGCGAAGAAGGGCGGCTATGTGTTCAAGGCCCATTGCCTGCCGCATGACGTCGAGGCGCGCGAGCTCTCGACCGGACAGAGCCGCCGGGCTTTCCTCACCGAGCAATTGGACGAGCCGATCATCACCGCGCCCTTCGCCAACCCCGACGACGGCATCGCCGCGGCGCGGGGATTGCTCGGCATGAGCTGGTTCGATCAGGTCAAGTGCCGCAAGGGCCTGGCGATGCTGCGCGGCTATCGCAAGAACCGGATGGGCCGGCCGGTGCACGGCCCCGAGCCCTATAGCCACGGCGCCGACGCCTATCGCACCTTCGCCTGCGCCTTTCACCTGGTCGGCGGCCTGTCGGCCAGCCAGGGGCTGGGGAGCAAGCGGCTCAGGCGGAAGATCCGCGGGCTCGTCTAGGGTCGTCGGCGAACCGGTGGCAGCGGCCGCAATAGCGCTCGACCACGTCGTTGAGATTGAAGCTCTCGAACCCGCAATCGGGGCAGACGAACGACTTGGGGAACACCAGCGGCTCGCCGCAGACCTCGCACCGGATGCGCCCGTAAGGCTGCTCGGCGCCGCAGCCGGCGCATTGGGCGCGCGGCTCAGCCACGAGGCTTCTTGCCGCCATGATAGTTCTTCTGCCCCGGCGCGGCATGGGCTTTGCGCGCCAGTTCGCCGATCACCCCGCCAGGCACGCCCTCATGCTTCAATTGCGCGGCGCGGCCGCCATGGCCGAGCTTGTTCGACTTGCCTTTGAACGATCCGCTGGTCTTGACCTCACCCGGCTTGTGCGACATGGCGTTGCTCCTTACGCGACGGGTTTTTAGCGTCACTCAATGCCAAACGCCTGCTTGAAGCAATCGCCCAAGCGTTTGAAATCATGCAGAGACAGTTTGCGGCGAAGATCATCGGGCAGCGACGCATACCATGTGTCCCAGCTATCGTTGACGGCTCGGTTTTTGCCCAAGCCAAATCCGCCAGCGCCGATCTGTTCCTGGGTCTGACCGTCATCCAAAGGCTCGCCAACAATAGCTTTGGGCCATGCAGTTGGCCCAACTTTGGTCTTATCGCTCATGGACTTTTCCTCCTCACGCCGACGCTGCGTTCTCCTTTTGCCTCAATCCTCCGGCGGCTCCAGCCATTTGAGGGTGATCACGCCTGCGGGCGAGTTTTTCACCTCGATCGCCGCCGGCGTCTCGCGTCCGCCGAAGCCGCGCCGCCGGCCGGCCGCCGAGCGCAGGAACTCCTTGGCGGCATAATAGCGGTTCTGAAAGCTGCCCTCGTCCCGCAGGGCCTCGAACAGGACGTCGATCGCCCGGTCGACCCCTTGCTCCATCGCCTCCTCGATCGCCCGCTTGCACGCCGGCACGGCCTCGACATAGCGCCTGAGCCGCTCGGGGCTGACCTTAAGCTCAACCGCGGCCTTGGTGACGTTGCCGTCGTGCGCCGTCAGCGCCGCCCGCACCTCGAGCTGGTCGAGCGGCGGCTCATGCGTCTCGGCCGGGACGAGCTCGGCGCTCATGCGTCGTGTCCGCTCTCGAGCAGCCGCTGGTTGAGCCGCTGCACCGCGCCGATCAGGGCGAAATGGTTCTGCTGCCCGCGCGTCCAGGCGGAGCTGACGCCGGCGTCTTTGCAGACGGCGGCGAAGGCGACGCCGACGATCTGCCCGCCCTTGATGTCGTCGACCAGCCTGTCGATCTGCTCGAGCATCTCCGCCTGCAGCTGGTCCGGCGGCGCCGCGCCGAAGGCGTGCACGACATTGTCGCTCACGCCATCCGGTCCCAAAAATAGGCGGCCAGCGCGCTGGCCATGAACAGGCAATGGCAGACGAACACCAGGTTGGTCATCGCGGGTTGTCCTTGGCCCAGCGCTGATAAGCGCTGGTGAACTTGACGGCCTCAAGCATGTCCGGGTCGCCAGCCATCTCCCTGATCGCCTCGTCGCTGAGCTCGACCAGGCGCTCGCCGGTCCATTCCATCACGTGCGAGCAATACAGACACACCATGATGTCGCCCTCGCCGGGCTTGGCGTCGCCGTCGAGCGCGCCGACGCCGGTCAGCGGCTCGCCGCAGTTCAGGCATTTGCCCTGATCAATGCGGAGCGACTTGTAGTCAGGGCCGATGCGGTGGCTCATAGCGGGTCGATCTCCGCCTCGACCGCATCGGCCAGCCAATCATGGATCGCCTGGCGGGAGACGAGCCCGTCGATCCCGGCCCTCAGATCGTTGATCGCCGGCCCTTGCCAGACCGGGGCCTCGATCCACTGGCGCAAATAGGCCCGGATCGCCGCGATCTCAGCCTCGTTGAGGGCGTCGCCCTTCACATAGGCCTCGATCGCCGGGCGAAGCCGCCCGCTCGTCTCGTTCATCCAATAGCCGGGGATGGGGACGCTATGGCGGGCGATCTGCGGCGCCGGCCGGCGTTTCATCGTCATTGGCTCCGCGCCCGTTTGAGGATCGCCTCGGCGAACGAAACCGCCTGCGCCGGCGGCAGGCCGATCCAGGCGACCTCCTTGCCGAAGTCGATGATCACCTCGCCGCCGTCGCTCCGGCCGACCGCCAGCCTGAGCTCGCCTTCATCGCCCTCGCCGAGCTTGCCTTGCGGAAATTGCCCGGTCGCGCCGAGCTTAAGCCCGCACGGCAGCCGCACCGATCGCCCATCGTCCGGCCGCCCGGCGGCGGTCAAGGCGACCCTCAGGCCGCAGACGTCGCAGGCCACCGCCCAGAGCCCGCAGCGCGGCGCGGGATAGGGCAAGGCGATCTTGCAAGTCTGCACCGCCCCATTCGACACGTCGACGTCCTTGCCGTCGGGGAAGGCGGGATCGGACGCGCATTGGGCCTCCCGGCCGCGGTCGATCCACTCAATCGCGTGCGTCACACCGCGTCCTCCTTGGCTTTCTCCGCCTCCGCCTGGCGCACGCTGTCGAGCATCTCCAGCCCGACGAACGCCGCCGCCCCAGCCAGGCTGAACGCCCCATGCGAACCCTCCGCCCAGCCGGTCATCGGCGCCCCGTCCTCGGTCAGATAGGCAATCGCCAACCCCGCCAGCCGCCCAGCCCGCGCCTCCTCCAGAAGCTTGGCCGCCAGGGTCGCCATGTCCCCCTTGATCTTGGCCGGGACCTCCAGCTTCGCCGGCTGAGCCTCCCGCGCCTCAACCCGCTTCAGCCGCTCGTCCAGCGCCCCCAAATACCCCCGGATCCAGTCGCGGAACTCGCTCTCGTTCATGCCTGCCCCCCTTTCGCGCGCTGAGGCCGCCGGGCCAGTTTCTGCTTCCGCTTGATCTCACGGACGAGCCGCTCGACATCGCTGCGCCTGACTTCGATCCTAAGATAGTCCGGCGGGTCGCCCTGCATCTCCATCCGGCGCCAGACCTTCAACAGCGCCTCGCCGGTCAAACGACTGTCATTTTCAATGATCTCGTGGAACACCTCAGGCGTCAGTATGTCGCCCAAAAGCTTGGGATCGAAATTGAAAGCCTCGTGCTTGCTACCCACCTCCCACCTCCTTCTTCCGCCGAAACCACGTCGCCCGGCTCACCCCCTCAGCCTCCCACGGCCGAACCCCGTCAAACCGCGGACGCCCGATCTTGTTCTTCCCCTCCCGCTCCCGCCGGGCCGCTAACCCCGCCTCAAAGGCCTCCATCGCCTTCTTGACCCCAGGGCTCTGCGGAGCTTCCGTCGCCTGCGCCGGATACGTGCTGTGAACCTCCGCCCGCTCAACCCGCTCCGGCCCCAGACGCCCGATCCTCTTCTTCAGCCGAACCGCCCGCGCCACCTTCTCCGCCACCTGCCGCAATTGCCCAGGCTCAAGCCGTTGAGGAGCCAGCACCCCCTCAACCAGTCGCTCCGCCTTCTCAACCGACGGCTCAATATCCCGAACCTGCCGCAACGCCCCAGGCGGCCCCAGCGCAATCTGCCGCGGCAGCCGACCCCCATGCTTCGGATCGTGCGCCCCAAATCCACCGCCCTTCAGCATTCGCCCTTTTCCCGTCTCAAAACCAGCTCCAGTCTCATTCCTTTCCGTCTCAGTTGTCAAATTGGCACGTTTCACGTGAAACAACGGGGTTCTTTTTGGCGCGTGGACAGGTGGCTGGGGCCCCCGGAGCCGGTTCCGGACGAGGGGGAGAGGGGGGGGGCAAAAGCATGTCTGGCAGGCGAAAACGAACCCTCCTTCGGGATCTCCCGGGGTTGCCCTGGTTCGGCCACGTCGCGTTAACTCATTGATATTGCGTGTCGCATTGCCTCTTGACATTGCCCCGTGTTGCTATACCTGAAGCATTGGCAACACGAGAGGATTTCTGATTATGACAAGCAAGGCCTTCGCTTACTATCGCACCAGCTCGGCGACCAACGTCGGGCCCGACAAGGACAGCCTGGCGCGCCAGCAGTCAGCTGTCGAAACCTATTGCAAATCCAATGGGATAGAGATCGTCGAGGCGTTCTATGACGCGGCCGTCAGCGGCGCAGACGCGATTGGTGAGCGGCCAGGTTTCGCTCGCATGCTCGTAGCAATCGCCGGCAATGGCGTGCGAGCGATCATGGTTGAAACCGCCAATCGCTTCGCCCGCGACTTGATCGTGCAAGAGACGGGCTGGCGCTTTCTTCAGGCGCAAAGCATTGATTTGATTGCAGTCGACAGCCCCAACGCCTTCCTTGACGATACGCCCACGGCAAACCTGGTTAGGCAAATCCTCGGAGCCGTGGCGCAGTTTGAAAAAGCTTCCCTCGTTGCAAAGCTGGCGGCGGCCCGCAAGCGAACTGGGCGGACAGGAGGCAAGACGCCATTACGGCAACTGAGGCCTGAGGTCGCGTTGCGAGTGTCGCAGTTGCGACTAGAGCAACCTGATATGGCGTTGCGGGCGATAGCTGCGCAGTTGCAATCTGAGGGGCATGTGACGGCTTCTGGGAAGGCCTATAACCCTAGCAATGTGGCCCGTCTGCTAGCTACCTGCTAGGGCGCGGATTGCGCCTCGGGCGGCGATTGTGTCTCGTCTGGCGTGTTGGGCGACCATTGCGCCATGTGAGACTGAAGCTTGTGCGCTTCTGGCGATTGTGCGGCGTTGCCGGTTGTTTCCGCCTCTGTGAGCGCGTTGGCCACGATTCGCCAGCGCCGGCGCTCTTCTGGCGCGATTGTGCGGTCTCTCCCCTTACGAGCGCAAGCGCGCATCAGCGTGGCCAGCAAGGCCTCAGGTTCGCCTGCGTCAATGAGCAGCTGCGCTTGCTCGGCGAGCTCGGCCTTTTCGTTTTCCGTCAATGGCATAGACGCGATCATACGCCTGTCGCGACAGGCGATCAAGCGCCGTTCATAACTTGTGATCTCGCCGGACGTTTTTTCCTATCATAGTGATTGACAATAGGACGTTTTATCCTATATGCAGACCTTCTCTTAGGACATTTCGTCCTGCTAACCAGAGGCCTGCCCAATGCGCAATCTTCATAAGGAAATCACCGATCGGATCGTCGCCCGCCTCAAGAACGGCGTGGTTCCATGGCGTCAGCCATGGTCCGCCAAAGGCTTTGGCGTCATGCCGCGCAACGCCGTGACCGCCCGCGCCTATTCGGGCGCCAACGTGCTTCTGCTTTGGTCGCGCGCGCAAGAAAGTGGGTTTTCCGACCCGCGCTGGCTGACCTTCAAGCAAGCGCTCGAGGCGGGCGGCAATGTGCGCAAAGGGGAAAAGGGCGAATGCGTCATTTACGTCTCGAAAGTCATCCGAACCGATGAGGACGGCGAGAAGCGCTCAATCCCGTTCCTGAAAGCCTATACCGTTTTCAACGTCGCCCAATGCGACAATCTGCCGGCCAAGATTACCGACCCGAACGCGGCCGCCCGCCAATGCAACAGTGACGCGCGCGACGCGCTGGCCGAGGCCTTCATTCACTCGAGCCGCGCAACCGTGCGTCACGGCGAAGCGCGCGCCTATTATTCGCCGGCCGGCGATCTCGTGAACCTGCCGCCGTTCGAGACCTTCAAGAGCTCGAGCTCCTATTACGCCATCGCCTTCCACGAGCTTGGCCATTGGACGGGCGCCGAGAAGCGCCTGAACCGGACCTTCGGCAAGCGCTTTGGCGATCGCGCCTATTCGGCCGAAGAGCTCGTGGCCGAACTGACCAGCGCGTTCCTTTGCGCCGAATTTGGTTTCGATAACGACGGGCAAGACGCGGCCTATATCGCCTACTGGATTACCTTCCTGACCGAACACGACAAGGCGATCGTCGCCGCCGCGGCGGCCGCCTCGCGCGCTGTCGAGTTCATGCGCGGCCTGGCGCTCGCCGAAGATGACGACGCGGTCGAGTCCTTCCCGATCGCAGCGTGAAAACGCCAGCCCATGCCCGTCGGAAACGTCGGGCATGAGCGGGCGCTTTTGCCCGATGACAGGAAACCGAAATGTATCATGAATCGATCGACGCTGAGCGCGCCGCCGCGCTCGCCGCAATGGCTGCTAACCGCGAGGCGGCCGAACAAGAGGCGCTCGCCAAGCCTTTCCGCTTCGAAGATTTGAACGGCAAGCCAGAGCCCAAAAGCTGGGGCCCTGTTTACCCGAATCTTCCGGGCGTCGAGAAATGGCGCAAGCTGGAAAAGAAGCGCGAACTTAACGACGCGGAAATCCGCCAATACGGGGCCAGCGTCGGCGCAGCCATCCGCGCCCTGCAGCGGCGCGAGCTCTGCGGCGTCGCGCGCACTGAAATCAATCTCAAGTGCACCGTCATCAATACCAGCGGAACCGACAGCACGGCGGCCGGTGAGGCCGAGCGCTATCGGCTCTGGGTTGAAGTGCGCTTGCCCGCCATCCGCGCCGAACGCCTAGCGCACGCTGCGCTCAGGAAGGCCGCCTGATGGGCCCAGAGCTCCTCTCAATCTTCGCCGCGGCTCTTGTCGCGGCGCTTCTCTTCGCCGGAAAGGTTTAACCCATGGCGCGCGCCGAGATGGCCAAAACCGAAACCTGGGCGCAGCGCTACGGCGCCAAGCGCCAGGCCAGCGACCGCGCCATTCTCGAGGCGCTCGAGCGCGAGATTGCCGCCGAGGAGGGCGACGAGCTCGCCGCGCGCCAGGCGATCGGCCGCGCTTTCGGCCGGCCGGTGGAGGAGGAGGCTTAGCTAACTACCTCCAAAAACGGTTCGATCCGATCGGCCGAGGCAAACCTCGGCCTTTTTCATGCCTGGCCAGTCAACCTCAAGAGCCCGACGCCGCTCACAACGGCGTCATGGAACGCCTGCTG